AGCGAGGGCACATTTATCGGCGGAAAGTCAAAAGTCGCATTTACAACTAAGCGAACTTCTGACTCTCTTTCGATTCGAGAGGACGTATTTACGTTGAATTCGTAAGGATACGCCTCTGTGTCATACTGGAATCCGGAGACCCCATTCTCTCCAGAGAGGAAGACCCTCTTGGAGCGAAAGGTCGTGGCTTTCTGAGAACGACGCATCAAGAAGTTAATCTTGTTGCTAATCTTCTCAGGTAAAGCCATCAACTCCACCAAGTCTTTATATGTTTGACGCCACCCGAAGTGAAAAGATAAATACTCTCCGGGGATGTCCTTCGCGCTAGACTTGAGATCGAATATAAGATCCCGAGTCGAACTCGAACGGCCAAAGGTGTCAAAAACCTTGCGAAGATTTTCCATCGTATTCTTAAGTTGTAGAATACTGCGTGGAATATCCCGAAGTTCTATGGCATTTCGAAGAAGTGAGTAGTCCCTAGAAAAGGGACTAACACCCTTCAACATACCAACGGCATGCTTTAAGGCGAGAGCCTTATTGTATGCGACTTCGTTTGTCACAAGGCTATCATATGTGGCTTGAGGGAAGACTGCTGATGCTCCCTTCGACTGGAACTCCCACCTAGTGTCCTGTCCTCCGCTCGGTTCAGGGGCTACGCCCCCGACCGCATCGCAGGCAGGATTAGGTGGATAAGTTCCATTGTAGTACTGTCGAAGAGTATACTCCCGTTGAAAATACCTAGGAGTAGAGATTAAGTCGTGCTTGAAACTTTCAAGCTCGCCGTCATCACTACCCAAAAGTCTTGTTCTTCGGGTCGTATCCTCGATATAGTCGACTAACACTGGCTGCGTTTGTAATGCAGTTGGGAAGTCGCCTGTAAACAAATTCTGGTAACCCATGCCCGGATTAAAACAAAATGCAACCCCCCCATAGTTTTGGGTGGATGCATATGTATGATCATAGACATGGCAGACTCGAGACCGAACATCAAGAACTGATGCTGTCGCTCGTTGTCTCCTTCGATTTGTTGGCGTTACGGTATGACCTGATACTTTGAATCGGTAAGTAGGATCAATAGCGAAAGCTATCGATTTTACTACCGAGACAGGCATCAACTTATACACGAACGACTCGAGGCCATTAGCAGGTTTAAACGTGTCATACCGATACTCATATAATTTATGAGGATCGTAACCTTCTGGGAGTCCACGCGTATCAAAACGTGGTCCTACGGAAAGTTTGATCGGCATGACAAAGTTCCTCCACTGATGTGAAACAGGCACAATTGCCCTAGATAGGCAATTGTCAGAGCCAAAGCTCTGGAGCCCCCCGTGAGGG